TATGTCCTCTGTTGGTGCAGGTATTCAATCTCTTAACGCTGTACTTATAACTCTTACAGGAATTGATGACAGGATGAATAACATTGAGTATGAATTTGTAACTCTTAAAGATAGCACTTATGTACAAAATGATATAGCTGTATTGTATGAGAAGATACAATCATTAGAGATGGCTGCACAGAATGTCGGTAGGTTCAATGAAGAGATGGCTACCTTACAAGCTAACTTATATAACTTAGAGCAAACAGTTAGAGATGGTGGGTTTGATTTAGATAGATATTACTTATTAGAGAAGTGGGAGTATCAAGACCTAAATGATTCTTTGACTAGGGTAGAAACACAAGTACAAACTGTTAACAATAATATGTGGGAACTCAACGATTTAAAAACTAGACTGGCATACCTTGAAGCTAACAACCATAGCCACTAAGATAAAGGTATGAAATTACAAGTAGTTAGGACACAATTTGGTAAGGATGCAACTAATGGGATGCTGTTTATTGATGGTAAGTTTGAGTGTTATACTTTAGAGGACCAGTACCAAGCAGTCAAAGTAATGCACGAAACCTGCATACCAGAGGGTACATATAAAATTAAACTTAGAACAGTTGGTGGATTTAATTCTCGCTATACCAAGAAATATCCTACCTTCCACCGAGGTATGCTTTGGTTACAAGATGTACCAGGCTTTGAATATATTTTAATTCATCAGGGGAATAGTGATGAGCACACCAGTGGTTGTTTGATAATTGGTGACTCACAACAAGACTTAGATGTAAACTTTAATGGTATGGTTGGCAGCAGTGCCAATGCGTACAAGAAACTTTATCCTAAAGTATCTGGTGCAATACTTAAAGGTGATGATGTCACCATAGAATATACAAAGATAAACCTTGGTGGTGAAGATAACAAAGCTAAAGACCATATGATACTAGCTGATAGCGTATATGAAAAACTTCAAGAGATAAATGGAAATGTTATCAAAACAAATGCAATGCTAAAAGGTAGACTTATTACATAATGTTTGAGAGATTCAAAAGAAAAAGAAACCAAGATGGTACATTCAAGATGGATGTAGGGTGGACTCCTTGGAACGAAGCCTGGAGTTATAAGATGAATGAAGAACTAAAAGATATGTTAGAGAGAGCTGTATGGACTTTCATAGAAGCCTTCTTAGGTGCATTAGTTATCAGCCCAATGGTAGGAATAGAGGCATCAGCCCTTGAAATTGCTGCTATATCTGGTGGTGGTGCTGCATTATCAGTCATAAAGACATTCGCAAAGAAAAAAATAAGCTAGGAAACTGTCTTAATATCTGTCTATAATTAGCCTTAACAGAAAGGCTGCTTATGACAGAAGAACTAGGAAACAACTACTACAAATCAGGATGGTTACCCTCTATAGAGTTTGACCACAAGACTGGTAAGGGTGAGATTACTTATGTAGGTACTGACCCTGACTACGATAAGAAGTATGATTCTATATTAAAAGACTGGGGATTTGACCCTAAGTATTATGAGATTGAAGGTGCTGTCAAGGCATCTAGTTGGAATACACAGCTTAAAGGTGGCACAGTTGAAACCTTTTATGCGTTTAAAGGTGTAGTTAAAAGAAAAAATCCAGCATTAGATGAGTACTTTAATGAACTACTCAAGCTGTTTAAACACAAACCCCCATTAAAGAATAAAAAATATGGTGGTGACACTGCATTTATATTTACATTAGCAGACTGGCAATTAGGTAAAGCTGATTATGGCGTAGAAAATACCCTTGAACGCTACGAGGTTGCCCTACAAGAGGCAGTCAAACAGATTAAGGCACTGCGTAAGGCAGGTACAGCTATAGATGAGGTGTTCTTATTAGGATTAGGTGACCTCACAGAAAATTGTGACCAGAGCTTCTACTCCTCAATGCCCTTTAATCTAGAATTAAATCTATCTCAACAATATAGATTAGCTAGACAAATGATTATGAAAACTGTTGATACATTTCTACCAGTGGTTGACAAGATAACTCTTTGTGGAATCGGTGGTAACCACGGAGAAATGACAAGAGCTGCTAAAGGTCAGGTGTTATCTACAAGATTAGACAACTCTGATATGATGCACTTTGAAGTATGCCAGGAGATTATGGCACAGAACAAGCGTTATAAAAATGTTAAAGTTATTTTGCCTACTGATTACCACCACCTTTTAGAAATAAAAGGTATAGGTGTAGCTATAACACACGGACATATGACTACTGGTGGTGCAGGACCTGAAGGTAAGATAATGAAATGGTGGCAAGGTCAGATGTTTGGGTGGTTGCCTAGTGGAGCTGCTGAAATTTTAATAACAGGTCACTATCATCATCCAAGATTATTGAAACAAGGCAAGAGAACTTGGATGCAGTGTCCATCTATTGATGCGAGTAAAGACTTTACTGCTCGTACTGGTATGTGGAATGAGCCAGGTGTCTTAACTTTTACTATTAATAAAGATGGTTGGGATAATTATAAGATTGTTTAAACAGAGTACATACTGTATTTGACAGTGAGTTCTGTACCTGCTGGAATAAATTCCTCTGTAAATAAATAGCGTGTCATCTTACCTGTAATCTTACAGTTAGGTGTTTCGCTATGATTAATAAAACCACCAAGTGGGGTACGCAGTAGGTTGTTATCTTCACCAAACCAATGTGCGTGTGTCATACCTAGTGACTCGTAAGGTTCTAAATCTTTTAAGGTAAACAAACCTAACCCTTCTACCTTACTTGGTTGAATAGTAAGGTAGTCAGGTAAAGGTCTATACATTATTCTTCTTCCTGTGTTACTTCTTGATTAGTAATAGTCATAGGATATAGAGGTAAGATTGCAGCAATCTCTTGCTTACCATCTGCTTTATTAAATATAATTGTCTTAAAGCTACCTCTCTTCTCTAACTCTGCTAATAGTTCTAGCATATTTACTTTACTTAAATCACTCATAGTATCTCCTTTGTATGTACTTTAGCATCTGATTCATACAGATACCCTACTCTTTTGTTTTTGTTATCTCTGTTTTCAAACCTACTTGTTGTTGGCATAGGTCTTTCTGTCCAGTTAAAATTGTAACCACTATCTGTTAGGTCTGTTATATTCCAAGTGTGAATATTTCCTTTGTATTCATTTAGATATATAAACTTTCTACCACTGTTAATAGCAAGAGCAAGATTAGTTTTGTATTTATCTTCTTGTATTATCCAGGAATCATACTTCGTATCTCTGGATTTTATTTCAACTAGATACAGTTCATTCTCTGCATCATATGGTGAGTACTCATCTTCAGCCAGTGTGAGTTTACCCATAACATCTTCATACAAGTCGTTTAAACAGTTAACTATATCTGTTTCTTCCATTAGAACATCTCTTCTTGTTGTTCTTTTTTGATTGATTGTTTATCAACTGACTCTATCAAAGCGTGACACACTGCCCATTCCCATTTATAAGGATTGTTTTCATCCTGTAATTTATATCTATTACCACAATAAAGATTACCTTCAAAGTCTAGGTACTTAATCTTATTGTCTTTACATAGGTAAGGAGCTTTGTGTGTCCTGTCAGGTGGAGCTGGTACATCAAAGTTATGATTAGGATATTTCTTTTGCAGTGTAGCTTTTAATCTCTCCACTGCAAATGAATCTCCTATAGGTTCTAAAGCCACTCTGTTGGGCAATCAGTGTCACCCCAACCTATCCAACCACAGCCTTCTTTGTCGCCATAATTGTTACAACTCCAGCTAGGTATCTTACCAAACTTATCTGGGTCATCCTGCTTTTTCTTTCGGTTGTCCTCTATCCATTCAGACTTACCACACTCTGGGCAGTTCTGTGTTATGTCTTTGAACTCACCTAATACTTTTTCAATATCACTTGTATCTTCAGACACAACTTCAATCATTGTTATATAAGTACTCATCTGTTCGCTGTTCCACTCAGATATATTTGTAGGAAAGCCTTGTGTTTCTGTGACATCTTTGTATGTGTCATTCATCATTTTCTTTCTTACTTTCTCATCAGGTATCATAGCTGTAACAGTATGGTCAAGCTGTTGTTTGTTGTTAGGATTATCTTCTACCTCTTTAACAAACTCCTTCTTAGCTTCAACTAATGCTTTATCTTCTTGCTCAATAACAACATCTTTAACTCTACCCTTTTTCTCAATAGGTTCTTGTTTGTTATCATCTGCATAGAAGTCATCAGTTCCTGACCATAGCTCTACGCCAAGACCGAATCTCATACAAGCTCGTTTGAAGGCATCACTCTCTGCAAGTTTAAGACACTCACCTAGTGTTGCTCTGTTAAGTGCTGCAGATTCTACATCTCCTGCACCATCATATGAACCCATACCTTCTATGGTTATAGTTCCTTTACCACCAATAACTTTGTCATTGATAATAATAGGTTCAAACTTCCAGTCATACTTAACATCACAATCTCGTAGTCTTTCTACATACACTGCGTGGTTAACATACTTTCCGAACTTACCTTTAGGTGGGTCCATTACTACTTCCTTTGGAAAAGGTTTAAGTAATTTCTTTTTAGTTTCCTTATTCATTTATTCTCCTGTTATCATTAGAGGAACAGAATGTTTTATTATTCATTTTGTTTCCTTTCTGATAGTAGAGCCTCTAGCAATAGAGGCTTTTCTATTTACTATCTTCATCTATTAATTGATATAATCTTTGTCTTGATATATCTAGTATTGTAGCCATATCAGTAAGTGGAACACCTACATTACGACCATTGTTTATTAGTTCTGTCCTCTGTTTCTTTAGAGTATTAACTAAGTCACTAGCTTCCTGTATTAGGTAAGCTACATTATGCAATTCTTCTAAGACATTTTTCTTATTGTCCATTGATTGCAATAGATTATTCGTGCGTTGATTCACGCTTCTCCTCTCTGTTCAGTCGCTACTAGCGTTAGCTAACTGATGTTTTATATAGTTCTTTGAGTCCAATAAAGTCGCCACTATCGTTATCAATAACAGATACAACATTGAACCCAGCTGAACGAAGCTCGGCAAACTTTAGTCTTGCCTCTGCTATCGTTGTAGATTTGTCACCATCAAAGTAGTACACTTCTGAACCACCATAGATACTGTGACATTCTATTCGTATAGACATAGAACCTCTTGGTTGCTTACTGTCATTGTAACTAACATTATAATTAATGTATAGCTTGTTATAAATATCTATCAGGTGTCAGTTTAAACAAACACCTGTTAGATACTTACTCTTCTAACACATTGAATAAACGCATTAGTCGTAAGTCCTCTTCTCTTTCCTTATCAATTTCTCTCTGTGATTTGTAACCACCATACTTTTTTACGAGTACTGTGAAGAGAAAAGATACTGCTAACATATCTAGGAAGGTCATTTCTTACCTGCTTTCTTCCTGTCATCTTGTTCGGCTTTCATCTTCTTTACAAAAGTTGGGTGGTTTAATTGTGTACCACCTTTTTTGTTAGATTGACTTCGCCTACGCTGTGCTCTATTCATTTGTCTTGCCTTCCTAAATTATTTTTTCTACGCCAAGTACTTTTAAGATGTAGTTTACTTTTATTAGATTTAGAAGCTCTACGCTCTGCTCTATTCATTAGATTCAATCCTTTCTACTAGATTAAATTCAACTGGGTTATCCCAATCAATCACTACAAAATCCCCTGAACTTCTACCTAAGTCTGTTATGGTATCTATTATTTCAGTGAGATTATCGTATCTTTGTGTACTTGCAATGTAGACTGTCATTTTTTCTACGACTATATCTTTCATCATTATTCTCCTTCTCCTCTGAACATATCCTCAAAACATTCAGGGTGTACACCAGTGAGTAGCTGTTCTCGTTCTGCTCTGCTATGCTCTGGGAATATATCCTGAATCAATCTTCTCTGATGTCTTGGGGTTTCTGTAAACTCTTTATACTTAGCTCTGTCAACAACAACAGCACCTGTTTCCCTGCAATGTATACAGGTAGGTGTCGTTACTACTAACGAAGTATTCAGTTCCCAATCCATTAGACTTGTTCTTCTGTAAAAGGCGACAGACAATAGATACTTGGTCTGTGTCCATTGAAGGGTAGTCCATTTGTATCTGCCTCTACTAGCGTATCAACAGTTGTTACTGCCTCATCTAGCGTGACATCACTGTCAAAATAAAAATCTACTGTTAGTATATTTTCATCTCGCTTCGCATTAACATCTACAAATTCGTAGACATCTGATTCTTTCATAAGTTTCCTTTCAATATGCTTCTATGTTTAAACATAGATAGCTTGTAACACACAAGGAACGAGGTCTGCATTTAGTTGTTTCGTTCTTAGCTAGTAATGAACTAGCAACCTTTCTTATGTGCTACAAGCTACCTACTCCCCACTGGCTTTCACAATTAAGTCTTAGCAGTTTATGTGGTTCTATAGTTAGCTAGACCTTTTGATACCTGTCTAGGTATGACACACTTCTGTCAAGCAGTCGGTATGAGTTATAGACTCCGACCAGTCTTGTATATAATCCACCTTAGCAGATTATAACTCTATTATTATATTGCCACAACTACATTCATTTGTCAAGCTTATCTTACAAAAATATCTAAACCTAAATGTGTCATTGTGCCAATAGAATCTATCTTCTTTAATTCGTAGTAGTCACCTTCATCATTGAAGACTCTAATAAAGAGTGTGTCAGTCGCTTTGACTTCTTCATCTAGTAACATTTGTATTATTTCTTTAATGCTTAACGACATACTATTCCTTTCCTATAAGAAGAACTTCGTCTTCTCTTTCGTCAACGAGTGCAACCCAATA